TTCTGGTATTCCTGCGCCCATGATACGCCGATCTGGGATTGAATCTGGTATAAACTATTCTGGTATTCAAATTCAAGCTGGTTAATTTCCTGCTGTTTCTGCTTCTCTAAACCAACGGTAGAAATTCCTGCCTGTCTCGCTATCTCAATTATAGCATTATAAGTTGTTTCTACATCCTGAATCTGCTTACGGTGTGCTTCCTGCATACCGGTTATTCCTATCGGAACGGAAGTTATTTCACGTACTTTTTGAGCAATGGCCGCCCGGTCACGTAGTAGTTGCATCTCGGTTTCACGTACGGCGTCGGCCGCTTCCGTAACGGTATCTATACGTTTTTGTCTGCTGGTGATCTCCAGGGCGTTTACATCATCCAGATAGGTACGGTTTATCTCCAGAAGTTCCGCCGTATGTGCCTGTTCAACTTCCAGCATATAGGCATCGGCAGCTTCCTGCGTTATACTCCGGTTTAATACCGCTTTTTCCATGGTGTCCTTCTGAACATTGTAATAAGCGGTTTCAATTTTTAATCGTTCATTCCGTTTCTCCTGCACCAGTTTTATACGGGCGTCTTCCTGCTTGCCGGTTTCCGTAAAAATGGCCGTCTGTGCTTCCGTTTCGAGCTTGTGGATTTCGTCGAGTAACTTCTTCTTTTGGGCCGGGGTCTTTGCTTCCAGCTTCTGGAGTGCGTCGATACGTTCCCGGTAATAGCGAAGATTTTCCGCCGTCCCTTCGAGAATGTACTGGGCTTCCGTCTTATTTTCCTTCTCCCGATTCTGTTTGATTAGAAGCATACGTTTTTCATGCTCGATCTCCAGCGGTTTTAATGTAGCGTCCGTTTCCGTATTTTTATACTCCCCGGCTTCCGCTTTCTTTTTGACTTTACCTAATTCATTCAAACGTTTTATTTCGGCGTCGATACGTTCTATTTCCTTGTTCTTTTTGGCGATATTCGCTTCGCTGTCTTCTGCCCACTGCTCCTGGACCTTTTTCTTTTCCGCCTCCAGTTTCTTTATGAGGGATGTTTCAGTATTTATATTTTCTTTATTGGTCCCGGTTAATGAAGTGGCCGTCGCCTCTGTTTTTAATATATCATTATTGATCTGGGCGATAGCTGATTCTATACCGGCCAAATCCTTCTGTGTTGTCTGTAGGGCTTTCAGCTGGTTAGCCTCTTTTTCCGTACCAAATAAACGGCTTATTTTAGCAGTAAGGCTGTTCCGGTTATATCCTGACAGTGTATTTTGCTGGCGAGTGTCCCAGTAAGCGTCGCTTTGTTCTGCTTCCTGGCTTTCAAGGTTCCTTTTTTTCTTGTACAATTCTTCCAGTTCCTCCTGGTAAGCCTTCAACTTAATTTGTTTTTCCAAGGAAACCAAATATTGATCTATAGCCTCTTTATTGTTATTAATGAGTCTGCCTTCTTCATTCAATTCCGCATTATAATCCGGTATCAGTTCTTTTAATTCAGCGAGCCTTTGCTTACGGGTGTAGTTGGAAAGATTTTCGTCATTGATAGCAGCTACAAGAGTTTTTATTTTTGCCTCCTGGCTGGAATACTCTTCATTCACTTTCTTTACAACTTCCTGGTGGGCCTTCATTGCTGCCGAAGCCTGTTCCGTCTTCTTTGCAAGCTGGTAAATAGCCACCCCGACTGCCACGAGTAATGCGAGCAGGGCCGTATATGGATTCTTCAAAAGTTCGATCCTCATTAACCGAAGGGCAGCGGTACATCTGGTAGTATTCTTGTGTAATAGTGCCTGGGCTGCTGCATAAGTCAGAGTAGCCGCCCGGCTGATATAAAGCTGTACTGCGTGCGCTTTCTCTGCAACGACCGAAGCAAGGGTCGCCGTTTTAAAACGGGCGTGCCACATGGTAGCGATTTTCAGTCCTCCATAATAAGAAACCAAATAGGCGGTAACGGTATAAGTGACAACACCCCATTTATTAAACATGTCAATCATACCTCCCACACCTTCCACCATAAGCGTAACAAGGTCTATTAAATCCCGAAGAATACCCTTTGATTCATAGAAACGTAAAACTACCCCTTCGATAGTAGAACTTAATGTATTGAGGGAACCTTGTACATTATCACCCATTTCTTCCGCCATGGCATTAAATCCCTCTTCGGCTCCTGTTACTGCATCACGGAGATTTAAAACGGTATCAGTACCATTTAAAAAGGTATTAAATGCGGCAACCGAACGTTTATCCGTTAAATCCAGTGCCTTATTAAGGTCTATTCCTTCACTGTTCAGCTTTTTCAGCCCCTTTACAAGGTCTTCTAAGTTATCTACAGGACCACCAAGGGCAAGTGCAAGTTTACCGCTACCGTCAGCCAAGTTAAGCAAAATATTACGTGTTGCCGTCGCTGCCGATGAAGCATCGAAACCGCTGTTTGCCAAAGCCCCCAAAAGGGCGGTCGTTTCCTCGATCGTGAATCCGAAAGAATTAGCAACCGGCCCAACAATAGACATTGCCGTATTTAAGTACTCGAAGCTTAAAGCGGATGCGTTACATCCCATAGTCATAGTAGAAACAGCCCGTTCCGTATCTTCCGCATCAAGGTTGAAAATACGCAATGTTGCACCGGCAAGCGTAGCGGCCGAGGCAAGATCCGTGTCCACCGCCTTAGCGAATTTCAGCACGGAAGGCGTCATAGCTTTAATATCCTCTTTGAAAAATCCCAGCTTGGCAAGCTCTATCTGAAGTGCCGTTACCTGTGCGGCCGTATAAGAAGTGGTAGCACCCAGCCGGCGCGCTTCATCCGTTAAATCCTTGATACTCTTTTTCGTGGTTCCCAGGATAGCGGCCAAAGTACTGTTTTTCTTCTCGAACTCTATAATAGTACTGATCGCATCCCTTAGCCCGCCGACAATCTGCCCGGTTATCATTGCGCCGATAGTGACAAATACACCGGCCAGAACCGTTTTTATCTTATTCAAGGAAAGAAGGGAACCGCCGAAACCTTCCGCCTTTTTCGTGGCCTGCCCGTATGCTTTCTCAACTTCTTTCAGCTCCTTTTCCAGGGCGGCATATTTTTCCGGCTGCAAGGATTTCACCGTATCACGAAGCTCTTTCCGCAAGGCGTTTGCCTTTCTTGCCAGCTGGTTGGCACTCATAGTGGTTTTATCCAGCCGTTTCTCACATTCGGCAATCTTCTTGTTATTCTCGCCGAGCGTCTTATTATTTTCTTTCAGTTGTTCATTCAGCCTTTTCCACTGTTTACCACCAGCTTTCCCTGTGGCGATTAAATCGGTCATAGCCTTTTTTATTTCCTTATTGCTATCCCGGAGCTCTTTGTTCTTTTCTGAAAGATTATGTATTTCCTTCTGCGCATCGGAGGCGTTCAGGGTTAACACCCATTCGATATAATCAGGTTTTAATTTTGCCATACAACTTAAATTTTATAAGGCAAAATTATCCTGGTGTAAAGTGGCGGAAAAGGACACAAAAAAGCCCGTAGAACCATTCTACAGGCTTATTATACTAAGAAGAAATATTTTATCTCTTAAATGTAAAATCCGAAGGATCAAAATATCCTTTATCCTTAATTGTTACCCGATCAAGCATCCGGCAAACGTACCAGGTTAAAGGAACTGATATAAGGGGCGTCACAATAAAGGAAAGAAAGGCAAAAGCAAGCCACCCGGATAAAGTAGCCGGTTTATGCTTACATCCTACGAAAAAAGCTATTACCAGGAAAAAGCCGATCAGAAATAAAATATCTTCGTATGTCATATAATTACTATAAGATACAAGTAATAAATAATTGGTAATAAGCCCGCCCGAATTGGGCCGGGCTTAATTGATATATCATTTCTCACGAAATAATACATCGGGTGTATTAAGTTCTTTTTTATGAAGTATAATAGAAACCTTATAACAGGTTGTATTATCAAAATTGAGCGGAAACTAATTCATTTCCTATTTTCTTTATTGCTATCCTTATTTTATCATACTGTTTTTCACCGACATTCGCCACTCCGGACGCATACTGACGCATAAGAGACGGATTTATACCAGCAACCTCTGCTATCTTTGAAATATTGAGAAATGAAAAATAATTAAAGAATGATTGTAGATCATATTTATAAGAAAATTCCAATACTGGAACCTCCTTGCCTTCTTCCGCTAACATCTCTTTTATTTCCTCGTATGATTTCAGAAAATCAGCCTTAGCCGCTTCCGCTGTATCTCCGTAGCCGGCCAATCCAAAATCCGGTAACTCTTCTTCCATAAAACAGGAATAATAACCGTCTTTCGCACGTTCAAACAAAACATTCACTTTCATACTATTTATTTTTAAATGTGGCAGGCAATATTACCTGCCACTATCGCACCTAAAAGTCTTAAATTATGAAGTAAAGAAGTGCGGGGATTAAATCCCCAGCACTTTTCTTGCGTTACGTTCTATGTGAAGAGAAACCTCTTTAGACCCGTGGCGGGGTATCGAAAACTTTTTGCCAGTCTTGGGACTGAACCAAACATCGTGTTCTCCGCCATGTCTCACAACGTAACAACCTGCCGCCTTTAATTCGGCGTAAAGTTGATTGTACTTCATAAAATAAAAGAACCTTTAAATACAGTGCAAATATAGCAAATTTGCAATAACCATGCAAATAATATAAATACATTTATTGCGAATTTGCTATATTTTAACATCGTAATATAAAGAATGAACTTTGGAAGGTAACAACACACTTACTTTAGCGAACTGGCAAACATTTCTTTTACCCTTTCCCTTACATAATCCTGATATTCATATTTAATCTTCCCGAGTGTGTCATGATACAGAATCCCGTATATC